TATTCACTGTACGTCTTATAAGAGGATCAAGGAACTCTGCTTCCTGACGAGCTAGTATTGGTCCAAGTACAGGCATCCTTTGTCTCATACGTACAGACACTTCTGTTGCACTGAAGCGCATTACATCACCATCTGGAGCTACTGGACCGGGTAGTTCTAACAAATCTAGGAAATAACCTTCTCTAATTGCTGATGTACACTTCGCAGAGAGTCTTTCTGCATAATCTGGCCTAGCATTTGTAGGTGCTTCAAAGATAGTATCTTTTCCACCTAATCCTACTGTGTAGTAGTTAATTGCATCCGGTGTTGTATCAAGTGGATCTAGTAGTCCTGAGTCCGGTACAAACATAGGTGGAGAAACTGCTTTCTGAACTGCTTTTAAGTATGTCTTATCAACTTCAGTAATTAAGCGTATGTCAGGCATTATCTCCCAAGTTGGACCACGACCATATATTTCACGATCAGAACGTTCCCATCTAGCACAAATGTATGGCATTTCTTCGTAGCCACCTAATGACAAAATGCTTTTTGTATTTTTAATATAATGTACTGAAACAAAAGGTTTCTGGAATCCTTCTGGTAACATTTGCTGTACTGTCCATGCAGGTAATACTGCGTGTACTACATCATATTCATCTAATAGTTTTTCTGATGATGCTTTTTTAATAACTTCTTCAGGTAATGATTCAGGACCAAATCTAGATATTAAATCTTTTGCTGTCTGTTTGTAGTTACGAAAAACTGTGTCAATTTCCATCTCACTGCCAGAACCAAGAATACAATCCGAAAGAGGAAAATTCCTGTAACGAGGACCAAAGCCGGGAACGTCCTCAACAAAAATAATGCCAGTACCAAAGGAACCTGCTTCCAGATAGTACTGGAATACTGAACTTTGGAAGTTACTGATTGGTCGTGATACATGTACTTAACTATTTTAGATGCTTCTTCTAACCAAAGTGCTACATTACGATTCTTATCTAATTGACTTACTCCTGTAGTGAGTTTAAACCACTCTGCACCCATAGGAGTAAAGACGTTATGTATATTAGATGCAAAACGTTTCAGTAATCGCAATGCTGTACCTTCAAACGCCATTTCTAAACGTTCATTACCTTTAGACTGAGCAGTTATAAAATCTGCACGATGAGGTAGTACATACTCTGCTATATTCTGCCACTGACGTTCCCAATTATGCCGATTGTTTTTCAGCTTATCATGGTGTCTGTCTATTAATGCTCCAAGAGGGCTTGCTTCGCCATACGGCATATTATTATCCTGTCAAAAGTGAAGCGGATTGACCTTGTGTTTGGTTAGCAGCAAGTCTTGCTCTATTACCTGTACCTCTATTCTTTCTCCCTGTACCTTGGAAGTTACCTCTTTCTTCGGGGTTGCTAAGTTCTGACTGTATATCCACAACCGCATTTTCATGCGCTTCAGACCCCCTTTCGCCACCAATTTGATTTGAGTCAGAGGTAACACCTAACAATGCATTATAATCAGCTTCAGTTTTATCGGGGTACTTTTCTAGATAATAATCTAAAGACATATATCTGCCAGAATCCCGAGGATCATTAGAGCGTGGATTATTCTCTTTTGGCTCCCCAAATTCTACTGGTTCTTCTTCAACTATAGGAGAAGGGGGTGGTTTCATAATATATGGTTTTGGCCATCCAGTTATAATACTATTAAATCTAGGCATCATATTGTTCTCCTTTATTTAGTTAACAAAGATGCAGATTGACCGCCAGTTTGATTAGCCGCACCTCTTCCACGCATAATATTTTGTTGTCGTCTTTGTGCTGTTAATTCTGCACTAGCATCATCTTCTCCTCCTTCATATTGAGTTACTGTAGGGTCAACGTAATTATCATCGGAATCATCTCCATTATAATCAGTACCAAAAAGATGATGTGATCCTTTATCACTCACTGATCTTGCCCAGTCAGTAAAGCTTTTTACATTCCCTCCTGGTTTATCTAAATTATTATTTTTAGCTGCTTTAGTCGCTTGATCAGCTATAAACCCTCCTGTAGAATCATACAAATTAGTACCTGCATTAACCATTTCATCCCTTATTATGGGATCTACTACTTTTGCAGCTTTTTTAATTATTTTACCAGTTGTTCCACCACCACCTTTGCATTTAGATACTTCACCTTCATAGTCAAAGGAGTCTTCAGATACTTTTACTAATTGGTTATCAACAATTTGATAAACAACTTCATTATAAATTTTCATAGTTACCATTGTTAGTTAGAGTTTTTTACGTAATAAAACGCAGTCTTCTTTATATTCTGTTAAAATTTTCTTCCAGCCTCTCCTAGCGTACATGTCCATATAAGTGCATCCTTGTTCAATAGCCCATATTTCTAAATCATGTAATTTACTATCAACCCATTCATGTAGTCTTTTTCCTGCTAATGTAACTACCCTGCAAGTTTTATTGCGTGGATAATAAGCAAATTCTGTTGTAAAGACTGCAACTATGGTGTTTGAGTTTATTTCTTTTACTAACCATAAAGTATAAGAACCATCTTTTAAGTATTCTTTTACATCTTTTTCATTTAGGACTTCATCATTAGTCCTAACGATTTCATCTTTAACTTCATCCCATATTCCATCTATCTGATTTATTGGAACAATAATATTCTCAAAAGTTTTAATACTTTCTTCACTCATGCTATCATATTTTCGCTGGTAGCGAAATACTCATAATCACTAATTGCTCTTCTAGGTCTATTTTTCTTCCTACCTACTGAAGCAAACTGTAAAGATTGTGATGCATATCTAGTTGCACTCATAAGATCGTCATGCACTTTAACGATTTTTCCATCTTTCCTGTGATACATTCTTAATTCTTCAAACCAAGCATGAAGATAGTTAAATACTTTAAACCTACCTGTTTGCATACGTTGAAGCATATCCATAATCCCCGGTTCTACTGAAATACTTCCATCCGAATTTGAGAAGTGCTTATGCACCATATTCAAACCTTGTTTACGGTATAACTCTGCTAGAGGTTTACCTGAACCTTTATCGTGTTGCGAACCATCGTGGGGCCATACAACAGGCACCCAATCTCCTCTTTCTCTAATTGCCGCTGAGTGAACCACTGGTGTTTCAGTTGATTTTCTATAGCAATCATAAACATAGACTGTATCTGTATCACGATCCCATGCTAACCAAACTGCGGCAGTTGGGTGATCCCAACCAAAATCCAAACCACAAATTCTAGGCCAATATTCAGGTAATGCAAATGGTTCTACTTTTAGATCATCCTCATTTACAGTAAAAACCATACCTGAACCTAGAACTGGTATGCCCTTTGATCTCATATCACGTTCATGTGCTGGTAATGCACGTAATATTTCTTCTTTTACATTTTCGTCTAAGTGAGTAGCATCGTCCCAAGTTGCATGATATAGTGCTTGAGACTGTCCTAATCTAGTCATAAACTGTGTTACTACTTCAGTCATTCCAGATTCAGGAGTAAACGTCATATAGACGATACCGCCACTTTTAAGTGATGCACGTAGTGCTTGGGAGTAAATGTCCTGTGGTGGTTCTTCGTCCAGCCAGATTACATCTACTGCTTTACCCATCCATTGCATCTTACCCTGCTCATAGGACTTAAACGTGAGCTTAGAGTTTTTCCCGGAGATGTGCCTAACCTTCAGCGATTGATACGCATTCGGTACTCCCGGTAATCTTTGTGGTGTGCCGACTATATATTGTTTTGGTATTGATCCTTTACCAAACTCTTCTTCATCCCCGGCTTCACCTAATAATTCAGTTTGAACTATATCTCTAGTATTGCCTGTCGTATTTCCTGCCGCCCAAGCAATTATTGGTCTATTGAATGTTGCGCCATTCCACCAAGACGGATAATGACCAGTTAAGTGATATGCCATCTCAGTTGCACCACAGAAGGTCTTACCTGTCTTGTTAGCCGCCATTAAGAGTCTTTGGCGAGCTAACTTACCTCCCATATCTTTTGCGCTGTGAAAGCGTTTTTGGTACTCATACGGTTCATAGTCTTGCAGACGATTTGTTTCATA